GGCGGCGCCGTTCCCTCCCATAGCACTCAGCACCGGATTAAGACCAGCAGCCTTAAGGTCTCTAATCTCACGCTGGTGAGCAGTATTGCTCATGTATTCCTGCCAAGAACGGCTTTTAGCGGCTTCCTGAGCGTTGAACTGCATAGCCAAGGCATTTTGTCTCTCCTGCCAATCGCGTTGCTCAGCGGCCAACTGTGCGCTCCTGGCGGTGTTTTCTGAAGCAGTCCGAGTGATACGAGAAAGAGCAGAATCCAAATTACCAACAGCAGGAACACTCTGAACCTGAGAAGCATCCTTACCAGTAGTCATTAGATCACCTCTCAATGATGGTCAATCAGACCAGGAATAGAGTACATAGGCATAGGACGGGTAGTCCGGTTCTTAATGTAGATATCAGCAAAAAGCTGATTGCTGACAGCAGAAGTGACAGCAAGCACACGATCAACATTAGCCTTATCCTCACGAATCCAAGAATCCGAAAGCATAGGAAGCGCAGTATAATCATCGGCAAGATGCCAAACATCAAGAGACTGCGCATACTGGGAACGCATCTCACCAGTTACACGGGACGGCTTATAACGGTAATCAGCCCACGCTTCCTGATAACCAAAGACCTGGTCATCAATGACAGCACCAGCGGTATCCTTAACGCCAGGGCCTTGGGCAAAAATCTCCTTGTTCTTCACAGCCTGTTCGCCGATATTGGCGAACACAGGCCAATAGTAATCAAAGCGATCCTTTCGAGACCAGAAACGTTCAAGCCCCTGCTGATAAGTATGATCGTATCGGGCAACCATAACGCCGACAACAAAACCATGCTCAGTGAAAGACTTAGTGAAATCAGAATGCGTATCCGTAGTAACAGACATACCAGTGACAGTACCCTGTGCAGTCTCGCCGGAGGCCGTAGCAGACTGCTGCACAACCTGATTGATATTGATGGGGACACGGTTACCACCGAGATACTCAGGACGCTGAAGGCGGGCATCGGGAGAAGTCACGCCAAAATGAGACTTGAGGATTTCAATATAACGAGAACCGCCGCGGGCATCTTTCTCATAGAGCTTCTGAATCTGAAAAGCCATACGAAGCTGATTGATCGAAGCACCGAGACCGCCGGAAGAAACAGCATAAAGGTTAACAGGATCAAAACCGGGTTTTTCAGCAGAACCACCATAGCCAGTGAGACCAGCATAATTGGAACCGGCAACAACAGGTGAAAAAGCCAGAGAATCATAAATATTAACCGTCCGATTACCAGCAGCAGGAAAAGAAACGTTCGAAACACCAGTTAAAACATATCCACCGGGATCATGAGGCTGTTCACGGGTAACGACAGGATACTCACCAGACGTAGCCGATGGAATCAGAACATCCGGGCCCTTCTGAGGGGACGGAAGACAGCTCGTGAAATAATCATGATACTTGGCGGCCTTATAGGGAAGACCGCCTTTCGCAACGTCCGTAACAAACGTGCCAGTATTCACGCCAGCTACAGTAGCATCATCGACGGGAACAACGAGCGGATCAGATAGGTTTTCATCACGAAACCACTCATTCATGACCAAGGCATAAGCTCGGAAGGGAAGAGCACTAACGGAAAGATTAGGAACGCCAGTAGGGATACCAAGATAGTCGGCAATAGTTCCAACAGACCATCCAACATCAGCAGGAGCAGTAATTTGAGGAATTTCATACTCTGTCTGAGGAATCCACGCAGATTCCGTATTCTCACCGTTGAACTGCTTCCAATGAGACCAAGTAAGACGGTTCGGTACGAAGAAGAAATACGTATCGAGATAGATGTTATCCATGACAGGAGTGAGCAAAGTCTGCAGACGCACAACCTTGGATGTGTCCACGTTGAACGTATCTCCCGGTAATACTTCGTCAACGAAAAAAGGTACAATGTCACCAACATTAAACGAAGTCTTAAGAGAATGCGAGCGGTCAAACGTCGATCGCCGAATATCGATATTCGTGGGATTAAGCGCGAAATGAGATTCAACATTACGGTTCATTCCGTAACCTCCTTTTTCGGCTCAACAGCCGGTTTTTCCTCCTGTACGGGCGGGTCGGACTCTCGCTCGGGCTTGATTCCGAGCTTGTCGAGGAAATCAGGCTTATCCATACCAGCCATGAACTCCGCAAAGTTATGGTTAAACTTTGCGCGAATATCCACAGGAAGAGAATTGAAAAAGCTCTGACCTTCATTAACCCTGTTCAGAAGTTCAGCATAAGACGTGGGCATATTGGTGAAATCACCATAAGCGCCTTGGACACGCGAAAGCGCGTCAACGTCGCCATTCTGAAATCGAGCAAGAATCACGTGGATATCGACGGATTCGGCGTGGGATTGAATGAAATCGTAAAGGTCTTCTTTGCCAGATTCAACGAGATCCATAACTCCATTCTCATCAAATTTAGGCTGATAGAGAATCCTTTCGCGCTGACCTCCATTTGAAATGAAACGAGTTCGCGGACGATACTGAGTAGAAAATCCTAACTTTTCATCATACATGATTACACATCCTTTCTCTGGATGGACGTACCATCCAAAATAACCACAGGGAGCTGATGCGAGATCGTACCAGTCTCATTATCAAACTCACCAATCTTACAGAGGGCATAATCCTCAATGTGGGAAAACAGAAGGCTTTCCTTCTGCATACAGGCATGAGCGAAATTCCGCATAGCGGAAGAATCATTCTGGTCTACCGTAGGCGGGAGAAAGCCCGTACGGGCATCGCGGATAGAATAAACACCGTATTTCATTTCAAAACCTCACATTCTTCACAGGTTAAATCAGGATCGTCCTCGTAGGGACAATCATAATCGGGATAATCAAACGGACACTTCAAAGACGGATACCTCCACGGAAAACAGTCGGATTAATGTTAATCTTCTTGGACTTCGCAGCAGTAAGGCGAAAAACCTTCTTGTCTTTCTTGGGACGCATTTTCTTACGCATTAGATACAACTCCTTTTCAAAGATTTGATACGAGCGAGATTATTTCGCTCTTCCACAGCTAACTGATCCAGAAAGCTAAGTGTAGTCTTTTGTAGTTTTGCTTTCTGCGCTTCAGCTGCCATCTTCTGACGAACGGCTTTAAGCTTGGCAGATTCTTCCGGACAATCGAGATCAAAGAGCTTGTCATAATACTTCGGAGGTCGAAACTTCCTTCCTCCTTTCTCAGTCGAAATGTTGATGAACTCATGTTCATATAGGTCGGGATGATCCTCGTAATACTGCCGGGCAATGCCAGGCTTACGAGACATAAGCGAAAACTCCGGAACAATGTTAAATTTCTCGTAGAACTCAGCTTCCGGACCAGTAAGCTTCTTCATAACGTACCGAGCAGTATAAGCACAGGTCTCCCAAGTCACAGGAGCTACAACAGCGTAGCCATACGGCCAAACTTCCGTAAGAGAGGGCGAATTGTAGTAAGTAAAACCTTGAAAAGACTTCTTGTAAAAAAAAAGATCTTTAAGCTCAAGACCGAAGATAATCGCATGGTAATGCGGACGAAAAGACTCTGAACCATACTCACCGCAAGCAAAAAATCGAATACCTTTACCAAACTTTTTTCGGAGACGTTTCATGAAAAGCTGAAAATCACGCTTCACAAGGGACATACTCGGCAGGGCCTCACCAGTCTCGGGATCGGAATAGTAATGAATCGGAACATGAGAATCATCGTAAGTGAGAGTTACAAAGTAACTGGACTTATGATATTCAAGCTCCAGCATACATCGGTTGGCCCATTCACGGGAACGCTGGAGACGACAGCCGGAACATTTACCGCAGGGAATCTCGATAAACTCAGTAACATCACCGGGACGACCATAAGCAGGATGCGTACAACAAACAAAACCTTCACCAGAACGTTCAAGATGGTCTACCTCATAAGACGTCACCTTAAGCAACCGTTTGCCGTCTTTTTCACCTAAAACAAAGGCTTTAAGCGGATGATAGCATGGCAAAAAATCACCTTCTTTGTATGGGGATATCGTATCCCCATCACAGAAAATCAGGAGGACAAATCAAAGGAAAGAACAAACAATAACAAGTAGAGCAACACCAGCTCCTACAAGCAAAAGCATCTGTAGGCAAAAATCATCAAGCATTTTATCTTTATCATCATTTTTCATTTAATCACCTTACAGTTTATGATATTCATTATTTTATCACATATTCATAGCTTGTCAATAACCTAAAGAGAGCATTTTGCTTATCGTGGTGTCACTCAGCCCCATTACATCAAGAGAGTAATGGGGCTGTGTCCGCTCGCTGGCGCTCGCTGGTGCATATCTATTCGCTAACCGCGCTCACGCTTGGTTACAAAATAGAAACTCCGGAGCAAAGCTCCGGAGCTTTCTATTTTCTTTACCTCTGATGACCAGAACGCTTTGGACCTGATCCGAGAAGAGCAGAATTATACTTTTCCATGAGCTTAGCATACTTTTCAGCAGAAACAGAACCTTCACTGGAAGTAGCACCGCCAGTAACATCAAAACCAAAAGCCTTGAGAATAGAATTGACAGCTTGAACATAATTAGAAGGATAGTTCTGCTCAAGAAAAACCTGATTCTCAAATCCTTTATCAGTCTGATACTTACCAAGAGCATAATGCATACTGGCATTGTACTTCGAACCAGCATAACCAAGCTGGGCAGCATAACGAGAAGAATCGGCACCGATTTGAGCAACAAGCTTCTCCATAGCAGTATACTTATCAGCAACTGCTTCCTGAGTACGAGCGTTAACATTAGCGGTCTGCAACTGAGTTTGAGCAGAAAGGATAGAACCAAGAACCTGAACCAAAGCAGCATTAACAGAGGTATCAACCTCACCTTTAGCACCTGCAGAAGTAACACCGGAAGCGGTAGCGCCGGAGGTAACGGCGGCGCCGTTACCTC